ACTGACATAGTTAATAAAGTAAGGCCCGTATACATTGCAAATGCCGCAGCACAATCTCACGTAGCAACATCTTTTGATCAGCCTGCATTTACATGGAATGCTACTGCACTCGGGGTACTTAATATTCTAGAGGCCATACGAACAACAAACAAGAATATTAAACTTGTGCAATTTTCATCCAGCGAAATGTTTGGCAAGAACTATAGCGTTAAAGATGTAGACGTTCTATATCCTAACGGTTTAACAACGGGGCTTCAATACCAAATAAAATATCAAGACGAAAACACCCCTATGGTTCCACAAAGCCCGTATGCAATTGCTAAATTGGCCGGTCATCATTTAGTTCGTAACTATAGAGAATCTTACGGCATGAATGTTTGTTCAGCTATATTTTTTAACATGGAAAGCCCGAGGCGTGGAGAAAAATTCGTAACACGTAAAATTACAAAGTGGATCGGGGAATTCTTACGGTCTCCGGTTGGACAGTGTGAGTCTGTTGAATTTAATGATACTGATATTTTTTCTTCTATAGATTCCGAAGTGAAGTTTCCCAAACTGAGACTCGGAAATCTTTGTGCTTTTAGAGATTGGGGGCACGCAGAAGATTACATGCAGTGCATATATAAAATGTTTACAGAAGGAAAAAATAAGGATTATGTAATTTCTACTGGGACTCCTATATCTGTATTAGACTTTTTAGTAAAAGCATTTGAGTGTGTCGGTATCAAAGACTGTTCAAGCTACGTCAAATGCGATGAATCATTAAAAAGACCATCGGAAGTAGATTATCTTTGCGGTGATTCGTCTCTAGTACAGAGAGAGCTGGGATGGAAACCTTCCCGAACAATAGATGATATAGTTAGGGAGATGGTAGAACATGACAAATCCCCGAAAAATTACTAGAGACAGAGATCTGGATTTAAATAGGCGAGTTAGAGAAAGAGATAATCACATTTGCCAGCTTTGCAAAAAAAAGAAAAGGGCAAGCGGAATAGAAATACATCATATTTTTAGATGGTCTGACTCTCCCGGTTTAAGATTCGATGAGAATAATTTAATTTGCCTTTGTAAAAAATGTCACAAATCAATCAAAAACAAAGAAAGCTCTTACGCTTATCATTTTTTAGAGATAATTAAAAATGGCCGCAAAAAACCAGATAATTGATGATATCGATATAGATATAAATATAGAAAAAAGAGATATCTATTTATTTAATGACTTTATTGATCATGAAGTCGCTAAGAATTTTCTTAAAGGATTGCGAATTCTAGAAAAGAAAAAAGATCCAATAATAATACATCAGTTAAGCAATGGCGGAGATATTAATTCGGGCATGGCTATGTACGATGCAATTAAAAATTCTCCGTGTAATTTTATTTTTATTACATACGGACTTTCAGCATCTATGGGAACCATTATACCTCAAGCCGTATTAAATAAAGGCTATATACTTACTATGCCCAACTGTTCTTGGTTGCTACATGAAGGATATGCTTCTATTGAGGACAACCAAAAAGTTGTTAAATCATATATGGATTTTCACCAATCCGTAATAAATAATTTTTACAATATATTTGTACAATCTTTCAGAAAATCAGAACAATTTAAGGATCAAAAAGACTCGTTAATAAAAAAATACATCAAACAGAAAGTTTCTTCGAAAATCGATTGGTGGTTATCGGCACAAGAAGCTGTATCTCACGGGCTTGCAGACGATATATACACGCCGCAAGCATTTAATAAATATAAGGCTACGTTATGACATACACAGTAATTAGAGACACAAGAGAACAACAAGGATGGAGCTTTCATCCGTATCAACAATGCATAGGCATGGAAGTCGGCACCTTAAAAACTGGTGATTACGCAATTAAAGAAATGCCCGATGTTGTTTGCATTGAAAGAAAGGCATCTGTCATAGAAATAGCCGGTAACATCGTAAAAGAACGAGAAAGATTCGAGCGTGAACTGGAAAGAATGCGACCGTTCCCACATAAATACATCATATGTGAATTCAGTATGAGCGATGTTGTTAATTATCCAAGTAATGCGGATATACCACCATCAGTAAAAAAGAACATAAAAGTAAACGGAAAATATTTAATACGTGTACTTTTAGAATTACAGCAAGAATATGGTTTTCAGCTTCTGTTTTGCGATAATCCTAATAATGCATTCATAACAGCCGCTTCAATATTAAAAAGAGTTTATGAAAAAAATTCTAGGGTATAATTTTGATAATGAATGGCTTGGATTAGAAAGGCCAGATAAGTATATATATAATCCTCTCGATTATGTTTTTCAAGATCCAGATCCTGAAATAACAATGAAGAGGCTTTTTTATATCATGTCTAATCCGGACTATTTTAGGTTCGCAACTAGATTTATTTTAAACATAGACATCTTACCATTTCAAATGGTAATACTTAAAGAATTATGGACTAAAAAATATCCAATGATTATAGCTTCTCGCGGAGCTTCTAAATCTTGGACTATGTCTGTTTATGCATTACTCAGAGCATTATTTCTTCCTAAACGCAAAATTATTATCGTAGGCTCTGCATTCAGGCAAAGTAAAGTTCTTTTTTCTTACATGGAAGAAATATGGAATAATGCACCCATATTAAGAAGTTTATGCACTAAAGAAAGCGGCCCGTACAAAGATCCTGACAGATTAATATTTAAAATAAATAATAGCACTATTATCTGTTTACCGCTAGGAACTGGTGATAAAATTAGAGGGGCTAGAGCACATGATATTGTTACCGACGAATTTGCTTCAATACCTATCGAAATTTTTGAAACAGTTGTAGCAGGTTTTGCCAACGTTTCGTCTTCTCCTAACGAAAAAGTAAAGCATAAAAGAAGACAAAAATTAGGAATGATTCCACCCGAGGAAGAATTTGATCCTTCAAGTGTTGGGAACCAGATTGTATTAGCCGGTACTGCATATTATGAGTTTAATCATTTTGCTAAATACTGGAAAGATTATCATGCCCGTATAAGCACAAAGGGCGATCCCGAAAAAATGACTGAGTTGCTAGGAGATAAAAATCACTCTGCTCTTAAGGCTAGTCATTATTCAATCATAAGAATTCCCGTAAGCTCATTACCTGACGGTCTTATGGATGAAGGTATGATAGCTAGAGCAAAAGCTACAGTTCATGCGGGTATATTCGACATGGAATATGGTGCTATTTTTTCTTCTGATTCTCAAGGATTTTTTAAGCGAACTCTTATAGAATCTTGTGTTGTATCTCATTCTAACGAAGTAAACCTTCCTAGCGGGCCTGTACTGTTCGAACCGGCATTATACGCTAATAAAGACTGTTATTATGTTTACGGTATCGATCCTGCATCGGAAGTCGATAATTTCAGTATAGTAATTTTAGAAATTCGTCCCGACCATAGAAGGATAGTTTATTCTTGGACAACCAACAGACAACAGCATAAAGAGAAGTTAAATTCAAAACTTACTACAGAAACAGATTTTTATTCTTATTGTGCTAGAAAAATTAGAGATCTTCTCAGGATATTCCCTTGTAAAGAAATCGCTATGGACTCGCAGGGTGGCGGTAGAACGATTGCAGAAGCATTACATGATAAAGGCCGTCTAGCCGAAGGAGAACTCGCCATATGGCCCGTTATAGACCCGGAAAAGCCTGAGGACACTGATGATTATGCGGGCCTGCATATTCTCAAGCTTTGTAATTTTGCCAAAGCGGATTGGACAGCAGAAGCAAATCACGGGCTTAGAAAAGATTTTGAAGATAAAGTTTTATTGTTTCCATATTATGATCCCGTTAGCATAGAAATGGCTATAGAATATGACAATATCAACGGGAGAATATACGATACTCTCGAAGACTGCATATTTAATATAGAAAATCTAAAAAACGAACTGTCCATGATCAATGTAATGCAAACACCATCCGGACGAGAAAGATGGGATACTCCCGAATACATCATCGGGACAGGTAAAAAGGGCAGACTAAGAAAAGACCGTTATTCCGCACTTGTTATGGCAAATATGTCTGCACGCACTAAACCTAAAGAAAATTTCTTAGACGCATATAAACAGTACGGCGGATTTGCCCAGCCTATAGAAAGAGAAAAATTGGGTACTGGTGATGATTACGATGCACCAGAATGGTTTAAAAGTAATGGTGAAAACAATTCCGGGTACTACATGTAATTGAGTATACCTAATTGTACGGCAATCAATTATCAATACGATTAGGTTTAGAATGAAAAAAATATACAATAACTGCGAATATTATCAAGATTTTGACGAAAACGATCTTAATGCTTACTGCGGACTCAGTAAATCAACTGCATATAATAACCGCGAGTATCTAAATGTAGAACCGGGCATATCTGTCAGGCCCTCTTTTGACAGGCGTGATTACGAAGCTTTTCGGCCCGGAGAAGCCACCGCTACAAAACAAAAACGGGTTATGGGTGAATGCAATAACGCCTACGAAAATTTGGGTATTATTAAAAATATCGTAGACTTGATGGCGGACTTTTCTTCTCAGGGTGTTACAATTGTTCATCCTGATCCTAAGATACAAAATTTCTATCGGGCTTTTTATAAACAAGTTGACGGCGATGAAAGAACTGAACGTTTTTTAAATTATTTTTATAGAATTGGTAATGTTGTAGTTCATAGAAACACTGCAAAAATTACAAAGGTAAAAGAAACAGAGTTTAAACAATCAACAGCGGCTGCTGACAGCATTATATCTGAAATGCCTATATACAGACGCGAAATACCTTGGTCTTACGAATTTATAAATCCTATAAAAATAGATATAAAAACTATTAATGGAGATAAAAAATACTTCATTAAAGTTAACGAAAAATTTTTGGGAGATAAAAAGGCCGCAGACAACTTGGATTATCTACCAGATTATTTACTCTCGCAAATTAAAGACGGGAAAAAGGAAGCCGAGCTAGATTCTTCTAAGATTAGCATATTTCATTACAAAAAAGATGATTGGTTGGTATGGGCAAATCCTATGGTTCACCCAATTCTAGATGATATATCCATGCTAAATAAAATGAGAATGGCCGATTTAGCAGCATTAGACGGGGCTATATCTAATATTAGACTCTGGACAATTGGTAGTTTAGATCATAAAATAGTGCCAAGAGAAGGCGTTATTAATAAACTTAGAAATATTATAGCAAGCAATACGGGCGGTGGTACTTTCGATTTAGTTTGGGGTCCAGATCTAAAGTTTCAAGAAAGCAATAGTCAAGTATATAAATTTTTAGGTGAGGAAAAATACAAGCCCGTACTCAATAGTATATATCAAGGACTCGGCATTTCTGCCGCAGTAACAGGTTCTAGCGGAAATGCAAGTTATACCAATAACTATGTATCTATCAAAGTTTTAATAGAACGTCTTGAATATGGCCGTAAAGCTGTTAAGAAATTTTGGGACAACGAATTTAGAATAGTCCAAAAGGCCATGAAATTTAAAGAACCGGCCCGCATACATTTCGATGCAATCATATTAGCCGATGAAGCAGCTATTAAGACTCAGTTAATCAGTCTTGTAGACAGATCAATTATGTCAGAAGAAACACTACTTGAAAGATTCAAGGAAATGCCCGATATTGAACAATCAAGACTTAAACGCGAAAGCAGAAGAAGATCTAAAGATATGGATGTTCCAAGAAAGGCTAGTCCTTTTCATCAGGCTAACCATAAAGAAGATATTGCTAAAATAGCATTACAATCACAAGTATTAGGCAAAGAGTATTTTGAAGAAATAGGATTACCATATCAAAAACCGCCAGTGCTGAGTGCTCCGGGTAATTCAGGTGTTTCGCCCGCAAAGAAACCTAAAAACCCCAACGCTGGCCGTCCTTTAGCACGTAAAGATATTAGCAAAAGAAAAACTAAAAGAGTTTTACCTAAAGCAAAAGGTTATGACGCTAACTTGTTTTTATGGGGCA